ACTGGAATGTTTCCATAAACATCTGCATCTGCATCAGTCCCCTTTTCAACATTGAAATTTCCACCTGCAACACCAGAGCTTTGTGCATAAAAAGGTGCTTTTCCATTGCCACTTTGATCTCCTATAGTTACTGCACCAGCTAATGTTTTGTTAACACCTAATGTAACATAGTAACCATCAGGAATTATATTTTGTATATTAGGAATTACAAATTTTTCCATTGTGTTTTCATTAATGCCTAATTTACTTAATCCTGAAGTTGCATAAAATTTACCATCTTTAAATTCACCACCTTGCGTAGGCATTTCAAAAACAATATCTGTTTCAACAACTAATTTACTATGTTCCACTGTTGCCTTTTCAATAAATTCGTCTACCTTTCTAATACCACCTGTTGCAATTTCTTCATTTGCCCAAGCTTTCATTAGGTTTATTTGAAATACATTGCTAGTTACTAATCGTAAAAGATCATTAACATTTTTTGGTTTAAAGTCTGAAGGGTTGTCGTTTGCATTATAATAATCTAATTCACTTTTAAAAGCATCTTGGAAAGATGCTCTTGCCACGGGATCATTAGCTTGAGTTAACTTAGCCATTACACTTGTTGTTGTGTCACCACCAACGATCATTTTTTGTATGTCTAAAGCATTACTAATTCTTCCAACAGCTTTCTTATCAAATTCGTACCCAGTTAACGCACCATCCCTTGTAAAATTACTAGTTTCTTCACTCCCACCTATATTTACTTTATAGTCAGATAAGACTTGAAATAATTTAATAGCGTTTTCATGAGTGCTTAATAACCTAGCTTTGTCTTCTGGCTTCATATTAGGTGTTGGCATAGGAAGGTTACCATTTCCTAATGCGTTTATCATACTTACTACCCCTTCAGGAAGTCTTCCGTGCATTCTCATCATAGATAAAGCGTTAGTCCATTTAGGATCAACAGTTCCATCATCCATTTGAAATGGTGTACTCTGAAACCATAATGGGTCTCTCTCACTTGCAGGAGTATCTCCCCATATATTATCATTTATTACTTTATTTATTTCATCATTTGTTACATTGTTTTTTGATGCTATATCTATGTTAGCTTGTTGAACTTTTGCCGCTTGGGTTATTTTGTTTGTTTCCGTGTTAAAATTAGACTTTATACTCTCAAATAAACTTACAACAACTGCTTGTTCAATTCCAAGTTTTGCTTTAGCAACTTCTTCAGTTAAAGGAATAAATTCTTTAGGAACGTGTTCTGAACTAACGCTTCCGTTTTGTAATGCTACTGATATTTTATCAATGTCGTTCTTTGTTAAAGCACGTTTAACTTCTTTGCCGCCTTCAATAAACGTGTATTCTGTTTTTACATTGTCAGTAACGCTTTGAAATGCACCTGCTATATAAAAAGCAATTGCTTTGTCTCTTGATTTTTTGACGTCTTCTAGATTGTATATTGCTTTAGATTTGTTCGATTCAATTTCTTTAAACATAGGATCGTATGTTTTAGCTATGTCTGCAACACCATCAGCTAATGCTCCTGAATTATTAACTAAATCAATGTTCTTACTTTTCCCAGTATTTAAGTGTGCTTCATCATTCATCTTAGATATTTCGATTTTTGCTACAACTCTATCATTTTTTAATTTTTCATTCTCAAGCTTGTCTGTCACAATTTGAACTGTTGCTGTTGCTGACCTAACTCCTGAAATAACAGCTGTAAATTCTTTTTTAAAATCAACACCACTATCATGAATTCTATCTAATGAACGATGTGTTTTGCTTATAAAAGAAAACTCGCTTTCTGTGATGCCTAATTTTTGGTTTTTAGTTAATGATTTGTAAGGAGTGCCACTACCAAAAGCTCCCCCCTCTGATAACGATTTAATTACACTTGCTTTTAAATCTCTTTGTCTACCTTGTGTTTTATTTAAAACTATACTTATTGTTTTTTCAGCTATCTTTTTTATATTTCCATTATAAATTTTTTGATATTCAACTCCATCCATAGATGCGTTCTTACCATCTGGGCCTTTTTGAGTAAATTTATGTGATATATTTGCTTGTTCAACTACACTATCTAAAATTTCTTTCCACCTATTTATAGTGTCAGTAGCTTCAAACCCAGTGTCATTTAACAAAACTCTACTTGGATCAAATGTTTTATCAGCCGTCTTTTGAACTGCATTACTTATAGTCTTTTTATTTTGATCTATTAGATTATTAGAAACCTTTGTCTCAGCGTTCTTAGCAGTTACTTTACTTTCAACACTTCTTGTAAACCATGCCCTTACTTCATCAGGAAACGCAGTGTCTTTCATTCTTTTGCTAATATATAATGCGTAGTCTTTCATAGTCATTGCAGGAAGAATTTTTCCATCCACATTTCTTTCAGGAATAATTAGATCAGTGCTATCAAATTTAGCTAATGTTGTAACATTAGGACTTTGTAAATACATAGAAAGGTTTCGTAAATTATCAATACCATTTACAGCAGTATTTGTATTGCCTAACATTTGTCTACTAATAGAACCTTTAATAAGAGCGTTATCTATTTTTCCTATTTGTTTAATATATTCTTCTTGATTTATAGAACCTGCTGTTTTTGCTGTGTTAACAATCTCTCTTGCTTCAGTAGCGTATAGGTTTATAGCGTCTAAATTTTTAGCTGTACTCCCAAACATAGTTAATATTTCTTCAGATGCTTTAGTTGTAATTTCTGATACGTTAGCTTTAGTTACTTCATGAGCTTTTTGAACTTGCTTGCCTTGTATATTTAATTTTGTAGAAGCTAAATAAACTCCTCCAACTCTATCTATTATATTTTTATACCGACCTTTAGCGTTTTGTTTTATTGCATCAAGGTTGTTAGTAAAAACATTATCATATTTATCAGGATCGTCAGGATGTAAGATTGCAGTTCTTTGTGCCATAGCTTGAATCTCAGATTTAATACTAAATTCAAACTGTGTATTAACTGTATCTTGAAAAGCATTAGCGGCAATCCTGCCATATCCCGAAGGTTGTTTTGTCATTGCTACTGGCAAACCAGTTTCAGCATCTATGGTTGTAAGGTCTTCATTACTCATTGCCATTCCAAGACTTGTTCCATCTTGTTTAGCTTTTATTGCGGCTTCTTTTACAGCCATGCTTGTTAAATTTTCAGCAATTGCTCCTGCTGTTTGTGCAGTTTTTACAGCACCACGACTAGCTTTAACAACACCAATTTGTGTATTTCTAAATTGTTGTGCTTCTTTTATAACACCTGCCATTATACTACCTTAGTTGTATTGTAATTATATAATCCCGACGCAAGACTGTTCATTGCTTCCATCCTAGATGCTCGAACAGCTTCACGTCCACCAAACAAAGCTTGTTCACGAGCGTATCGAATTTGCCCTTGATCTAATAAACTTTGATGTTGGCTTCGTCTAACGTCTGAAAAAGCTGTCTTTTTATTTTGAGCTTGAAAAGCTTTAAAACTTTCGTCACTAGAATCTCTACCAAGAAAAGCAAAGAAAGCTTCATTAACTTTAAGATTACTATCAAACTCTGCTAACCTATCGTTAGCACGTTGAGCACTTATTATTTTTTCTTGTGCAAGCCTCATAGTTTGTTGTTGAGCATCCATTTGTGCCGCTGTGTTTTCTGCATTACCTTTTTGCATAGCAGATTGAACTGACAGTGCTGTACCTAATACTTGCATTGCTATTAAAAAACTCATTAAAATGACACCTCTGCTACTAATCCATTTATATCTAGTGCTAAAGGAAACGACTGTGAAATAGTTACAGTTGGGTCTTTGTCATATCCTAAAAATCTAAATTCTTTTTTGCCAGTTACGGCTGTTCTAGCCACGCTTAAATCATCAGTTACATTTCTTATTATTAAATTTTGATCATTAACTGACACAGCTAGTGTGTTTGATAAATCAACTACAACTTTATTAATTTGTCTTGGTTGCCCAGTAAGAGGGCCACCTTGTATTGTTCCATCTATAGGAAAGGTTTCAGCAACTACAGAAAATTCATAACCAATTTCAGCAGATGTTATTGTATCAACAGCAGAAACATTTACATTGCCTCCTGCTACTGTAAACTTTCCTAAGTAATCACTTCCATTTATAACGCTAACTACAGCACCATTAGCAAAATGAGATGACACATTAAATACTCCATTACTACCAGTAAAGTTAGCTGAGAAGTCTAAATTTTTTGTTGAGTCAAATTCTGTAAGAACAAATTTATTAGTTGTCCCACCTTTATTATATTTAGTTACTGTAAAAATTCTATTGTTAATAACTTGTACTGAATGAAACTTCCCTACTGTTGTTATCCTTGTCCATCCTGCACGTTTTTCTGCCCTATTAGAAGTAAACAAAGCTATTGTTCCATCTAAACAAACGCAAAACAAATATGACTCAGGTCTAGTTTTCATGCCATTTAACACAGCCATTTGTATTGGAGTGACTATAAGATGAGGAGACAGCGTGCTTACACCCGATGAAACATATGCGGCTTCAGCGTCTGAATATAAATACTCACGAACAACTTGGTTGTTAGCTTGAATATAAACAGTTGCACCATCGTACGATTGTGGTCTTACATAGCTAGAGCCAAATGGTGTCTGTCTTTTTATCTGTGCGTTTGTAGGAGTAATCGGCTCAGCTGTAAACGATGGTATATAAAACTCAGATGATGACGTAAATATTTGCAAGTCTCTGTTAGATACAATGTGACGTATAGTATTTATTTCACCAATACTGGTACTTAAATTTAATGCGTCAGTAGCTTCAGCTTTCCTTACATTAAAATCAAAGAAGGCATTTGTTGCACTAGCCCATATTCCATCAGGCTGACCTATTGTCCCACCAAACCAAAGTCTATTCTCGTGGAACGTAATAGCGGCAGGATAACCTCTTAAAGCACTCCATGCAGACTCTGACCATTCAGTAGTAGCGGCATGACTGTGAATACGAGGAGCACCTCCACCATCTATTGATGCGTTAGCGTTACCACCTGCTTGTATAAAGTAATGATTTTCATCTACTACTTCAGTAATTGTTCGTGACCCATTAATATTTGA